CATTAGTTTTTGAATAAAAAAGGAGTATAGCTATGAAAGACTATGCAAAAAGAAAAAAGAACAAGAAATGGTCTTTGGCGAAGACTAAAGTAGTAGACTCGCCTGCCATTACTGAAGTAAAAGATGACAAAGGTGTTGTTGTGCGAGCAGCGCAAGCCGAAGAAAGTCATGAAGTAGTACAATTATCAAAGAAGACCTTTGACCCTGAAACAGGGACAGCAGGTACTGATAATGTTCAAACCGTAACCGTAGCACAATGCGATGATGAAATATCTCGTTGTGATGCACAAATCGCAGATGCAACTACAGTCAAAGCGGGCTGGGAAGCCTTAAAGACTGACATAAAAGCTCTGTAAACAAAAGGATAAATAATGTCTGAAGAAAAACAAAAAGAAGCTCAGAAAGTTGTTATCAATGATGTTGAATATGACCCTAAAGACTTCACAGAAAAGCAAGTTGCTCTAGTGAATCATGTGGCTGACCTAGATAGAAAGATAGCAGGAAGTGCGTTCAATCTAGACCAACTGCAAGGCGGAAGGGAATTCTTTATGAAAAAACTGGAGAAGGCTCTTGAAGAAGATAGTGAAGAAGCTGAAGTGGTCAAGTAGCAATAGTTACAATATCAAGGTGAATTATGTTTTCGTGGAAAAACACGAAGCCTGAACATCAGATGATTACAGGGTACATCCTGTTCTTATTAGTTATTTTTGCAATGACTTTATTGACAGGATGTGACTCTGGTTGGGCTGTGTGTGGCTGGGAGGTGAAGTGAGTGAGAAGCCAGATACCGCTAGAAGTTATAGGGCTACTGTGCTTGATGATAATGCCATTGTTTCTATTAATCTTAAGTGGCTCGGTCAAATCGCTATTCTCATTGCTATGCTTGTCTACGGTTATTGGCAAATTGAAACAAGGATTAGAAGTCTTGAAGATAAAGTTACTCTTGCTGATGAACAGATTGGGAATCTCCTTAGTAAACATATCGTGGAAGAGAGGGTTGAGCGAGAAGAGCTGGCAGAAAAAGTAGCCTTTTATGAAAAAGAATTTAATATTAACCCACTTAGTTGGGGGAAAAAGAAACGAGGTAAGAAGTAATGGATTTTATGGCGATATATGGCGAAGCTGGGATGATTGGTGTGGTTGGAGTGATGTTTGTTTATCTCGTAATGTCATTGTCTAAAAAATCTGAAGCCCAGCAAGATGCGTTAGAAAAATTAAAGGTTGAAAATAGAGGTCAAAGTGAAACTCTTGAGAATATGGAAGGTATGATAATCAAATTAATAGGTAGGTGGAATACATCTGATGATAAATTAGATAGGAAGTTTGATGCTATAACAAAAGAGATAAATGACCTTGACAACCAAGTTTCAGAACTTAAAGGCTCTATGAGCAGGATAAACGGAAGGCATTGATTATGGATAGTTTAAAAGTGACGACTATTAGTACAAGTTTGGGATTTGTGTACTATACGGATATAATATCTGGTGTATTAATGTGTATTATGTTTGCAATACAGATTTATTACTTATTATTAAAAGCAAAAAAATTAAAAGATAGCGAGTAAAGAAATGTTGAGTATGCCTCCTATTAGCCTTATTATCCTCCCACGTCTCGTCATCTCTGTAAGGCTGAGGCATACTCGACTTAATAAAAGGAGTAATACATGGAGTGGTTAAGTGCAAATTGGGAAACAGTTTTAGTGGCTTTTTTCTGTCTAGAGAAAATAGTTAAATTGTCCCCATCAGATAAAGATGATATTCTTGTGGATGTTGTATTCCAAGGATTAACTAAAATGTTAAAAAAGGAAGGTTCAAAATGAGTATGCTTTCAAGTTATATTAAGCGTAAAGTAAAAAAGCATGGAGCAAAAGGCTTTATTATCATGGTTTTAGATATTATAGTAAAGGTAACTCCGTCTAAAGAAGATGATAAGCTTGTTGCTAAGATTAAAAAGGCAATGGCAGGACTTAAGTAATGTTTAAGTATGGTAGACGCAGTAAAGCAAGGCTTAAAGGCGTAAATACTAAACTTGTCAATGTTCTCAATGAACTCATTAAGATAATGGATGTTACTATTATTGAGGGTGTTCGTTCAGAGGAAAGGCAATTAGAGTTACTTAAGAAAGGGGCAACCAAAGTTAAGTACAGCAAACACATGAGTGGTAAGGCAGTTGACCTTGCTCCATACCCTATTGATTGGGAAGACCGAGAAAGGTTTCACTATATGGGTGGTATGCTTCGTGGTATTGGTCATCAACTTGGTGTTAAGGTTCGTTGGGGTGGAGATTGGGATAGTGATGGTGAAATTAAAGATAATTCATTTGATGATTTAGTCCATGTGGAGATTCTTGATTAATGCCAAGAAAGACATTAGTACTTAATCAATTCTTGGGGATTAACAATGTTAAAGACTCTAGGGATATTGCCGATAGTCAAGTAACATCTTCTAAGAATTTAATGTTTGATAAACAGGGTGCGTTAAGGACTGCTGGTAAATTTGTCGCTATGCCAGAATCTGGATTAAGTGGGAATACTGGGTATATGGGTGCTGGTAATGGTCTATTTTATATAGAAAGTGATAGGGCGTTATCTGCGTCTAGTTCTCATAATATGCCTGTTTATAATGGTAATTATGGTCAATTTTATCAAGCAAGTTCTGGCGGTGTGCCAGCTCAAGTAAGATTTGAGGGGTCTACTTTTGATAATAATTTCAGCGTAGGGGATAAGATAAAAATAACAGGTTCAAGCGTATCAGGAACTAATGTCATAAAAACTGTTACTGGTGTAGGTTCTTATTCATTTCCTCATATGCAAGGACATATTGATGTTAGTGGTTCATGGGGTGCGACTGGCTCATCTAGTACTCAAATAACGGTTACAAAAGTCCCTAGAGATGGGGAGAATATATGGATAAAACCGAAGTCAAATTCCACAACAACAGCAGCTAATCGTGAAATAAAAATTTGGAATTCATTGGAAAATACTTGGGCAGCTCCTGGGATTAAGCCAACAGGGAGTAATGACTCGATAAATGGTGATTTTTTACCTAGATATTATTACGCAGATTTAGCATTAAGAGTATCTGATACTAATTTTTCCAATGCTAGTAGAATTAAGTGGTATGGTTTTATAGAGAGGAATCATTTTGGAAATAACCCTTATCTTGGGTGGGAAGTCAAAAATAATACTTTAGCAACCCCTACTTATGGCAAAGATGCAAGTAGTTATCCAACTACAGCTGGTCAAATCAATTGGTCGTGTGCCCCAGCTGCCCCAGGTACTAATGAAGCAGAAAGCACTTGGGTTGAGGGGAGTTATGAATTAGCAGTATCTCATATATATGATGGTGTGCAGGAATCTAAATTATATTCTTTTCAAAATAGCACAGAAGATGAAAATCAATTTACTATTGCAAGTGGCAATCATGTAGCGATAACTGCAAGGGTTCTTGCTCCTTTTGACTCTCGAATAAGCGGTTCAAGATTATATTGTAGAAGTCGAGGACCAGAAATTGGTGAAAGTGATGAAGAATGGAGTTTTTTAGCTGAGGTAGATTTTGAAAAAGGAATTAAGACATCTTTGTCTTCTGATTATAAAGTTTCATCAACTAATTATGCTTGGCACGGGACATCAACTGTTAATCAATACTACAGTGAAACATCAACTTCTGTAAGACAAAATACTGATACTTATGAATCTATAAACGGGTTCTCATCAGATATAGAGGCTATTAGTTTAGGGGATATTGGAGATGGTTGGAAATTATCATGTGTTGCAAATAGGAGAGTTTTTTTAGCGAATATTAAAATTCAAGAAGGTGATGATGCTAAAACATATGGTGATAGAATTATGTATAGTGAGATTGGTAAGTATGATACTTTTCCATCATATAATTTTATAGATGTAGTAAAAGGAGATGCTGAGGTTTATACTGCTTTAGTAGAATACGGAGATAGGTTACTCGCATTTAAAAATAATACTTTATTTATTTTGAATGTAGCGAATCCATCTCCTACAGCTTGGTTTTTAGAAAAAACATTTAGACATAAAGGGGTTAAGCACGCTGAGGCAGTTTTTAGAAGTGAAGATGGTGTAATTTGGGTAAATGAGGCTGGTTGCTGGGTGTATGATGGTAAGAATATACGAAATTTAATAGATGATACATTAGACCCTATTCAAAATCATTCATCAAGCCCTGAATATGAATTATCTTGGAGGGACTTTTATACAATAGATTCAATTGTTGGGTATTCTCCTAAATATAAACAAATTTTAGTTTTAAGCAAATGCAGTTCAACATCAGCAAAAACTGTTTATTGTTTTGATTTAAGAACAAAGAGTTGGGCTTTACTTACTGATAGTACTGATTTTTTCTCAACATCGGAATATTCTAATTTTATATTAGATGGTAATGGAGATTTGGCAATAATGACAGATGGTGGAGTAATTAGGAAGTATTCTCCTGTATCTTCTTCAAAACCTGGGGATTCTATTGAATTAATTACTAAGTATATTGATTTTGGTCTGCCAAATAATATGAAAAAAATATATAAAATTGCTGTTACTTACAAAAGTACTGCTACCCAAGCAAATATATTAAGATGTAGATATATTGATAAAAATGGGACAATGCAGAATAGTACTTTTTCATCTAATCTTTTTGATGACCTTACATTAGCGGCTCATACTAATTGGGGAATAGCAGTTTATGAGCCAACTTCAGCGTTGCAATGCCAATCAATACAATTTAAGATTAAGCCTCCTTCTACTGGGACTATAGATATAAATGAAATTATGGTTTATTATAGAGATAAAAAGACAATTGTAAAGTCTGGTGTATAATGGATAGCATATCAAGAAGAATTAAAAATAGCCAAAGAACAAATATTTCTTTTAAGGACGGGACTCCGTCTAAAACGACTTTAACTGAGGGTGAAGAATTAATGGCTCTTAGAAAAAATAAAGGGCTTTCTTTGTTTAGGAAACAAAAGGGTATACTTTGGTGGATGAATTTTACTAAAGATGGTAATGAAACTATTGAAAGAGATTTAAAAGTAGATGGAAATGCTGAATTCAGTAGAGATTTAACTGTACATGGAAATTTAATTGGTCAACGTGCATATTTCGATGCAGGAGAATCAACTGCATTTAATACTAGTAAGTATTTATCATACAATGATGGCACATTAATGACATCTAATAATGGGTATGTGATGATGAGAGCTGGTTCTATAACTGGTATCTCAATGTGTTTAAATGCAGTTAATGTAGTAAATACTGGTGGAGGGATAACTATACAGGGTCAGGCTAGGATAAATGGGACTTCTAAATATACTGCAACAGCTAGTATTTCTGGGAATGCTACAGGTTTAAAGAATAGCAGTGTGCAAGATAGGGGGGTAGATAAATTTGTTGCTGGTGATGTTTTGACAATGTATACTAACTATACAGCAGGTGGAAATATTTCAGGTCAAGTTGATAACATTAATATCACAGTTGAGGTAACATATGATAGCTGATACTAAAGATAGAATATACCATTTAAAATATATATATTCTATAGTATCCAAATCTAAAATTTTAAAGCAGTTAGGAGAGTATTATGACTGAAGGTCAAGCATTAATAAACAGAGCTAAATTGGATAGGGCTAGTCGAGATAAATTAGAGGCGTATCAAGACCAACAAGCCGAATGGATGGATAATAAGTCTAAAAAATCTGGATGGGGAAGATTTCTAGGGGCTGCTGCTCTAGGAGTAACTGCTCTTGCAACTGGAGGAACCTCTCTTGCAATTGGTGCTGCTGCTGGTCTTGGGAGTAGGCTTGGTAGTGAGGCTGGAGAGAATCTCGCAGATAGAGGAAATATATGGGGTAAAAAAGGTCCAAAGGGGTCTGCGGGAAAGTTTAAGCCTAAAAAATTAGACAAGAAAGATATTAATTTTTATAAAGAGCAAGCTGGTCAAATCAATAGAGATACTGCTAGATTTGAACGAGATTTTGATATGAAGCAAAATACAGATGCTGCTAAGGATGCCTATACTGCTTATAATCTTGCTAATGTAGCACAGTCTTATGGTGGAGAAGCTGCTAAAGAGGCTGCTGCGAAAGGTGGTGTCGAAGGGGCTGCTGAAGAAGCAGCAATTGCTAATCAGACACCACTTCAGGGGCTAAAGAGGGCTGGTACTGATTGGAAAACAAGCGCAGGGAAAATCTTTAAAGGTAAAGGGACTAAGGGAGTTGTAGATGAGGGGAAGATTATTTCTGCTATTTCTGGGAATTCTGATATATTATCCGCTGGTTCTAAATTATCTTCAGCTGCTCAAGACATTGTTAATCTTGGACCGAAAGCCAACTACATGGATACATTTGAATTAATGAAAAATGAACCTGTAGAGTGGATTAAGGGTACTGGCTGGGTTGAGAAAGGGAGTTAAATAAATGCCTAACTATACTGATATAAATACTGATATTAATGACCTTACTTCTGATTTTAATATTTCTGATGATTTAAAGTCTACTCTTTCCAGTTATGATGAATCTGGTGAAAAGAATATGTGGGGGCAACTTCAAGGACAAAAAACATTATTACAAGACCAATTAGCAGTAGGCTCTACTAAATTACAAGAGACTGCTGGTAAGGGGTTTGCTACATCTGGTCAAAGACAAAAGCTTTCAGCTGATATGAGTGAGGGCATTAATGATAAGTACGGTGGGATGCTTGATAATGCTATGTATGATGCTTATAAAATGAAAAAAGATTGGAAAGATACTCAAATGGGGAAAATTTCTGATTATATTGTTTCTGGTGATGTAACTGCGAAGACTACTAGTACTTACGATGGAGGAAGTGAAAACCCATCTGGATGGGAGGGGGGAACTCCTGTATTTGGTGATACACATATAGATATGAATGGAGATTCATGGGTTTATGGTCAAATGGGGTGGACTATTGACTGGACTAATGATTGTTTTATAGAGGGAACAAAAATATTCATGCCTGATGGTAGTGAAAAAGAAATACAAGATATTATTGAGGGTGATGTAATTCTAACTTTCGATGAAAAGACAAAATCTTTTACACAAGGAGTTGTTACTGAGCATTTAGTACACCCAGTTAGTAGGGAAATACCAGTAGCGATTGTTGGTGGTATACTTGAGGGAACACCTAGCCATCCAATATTTTTTGGAGGTAGTTGGTCTGAAATAAGAGAATCAAAAGCTGATATTAAAATTGTTAAGAAGCATATTGATAATTACTATAATTTAGAAGTAGATGCTCATGATTTATATGGAAGTTCTCATAATTATATTGCTAATGGCTATATTGTTTCTGGGCTTGGAGATAATGATGTTTTAAATGATGTCTTTAAAAGACAGAAAATATTCCAAAATAAGGAAGGAATAAGCCATGGGGTATAAGGTAAGAACAATTGAGTATAATGAGTCTGCTGTCTCTCAAGCATTAGATTCTCTTTTTGAATACTCATTTAAAGCATCAGAGGGTGCTAAAAATAGAAAGGCATCTATATCTGCTCAAAGGGAACAAAATGAGTTTACAAAGTCTCAAGTATTTTTAGAAAATTCTCTTGAAAATCTAAAGAATGTTAAGGAAGAAATATCCCAACTTAAAACGACAGCTGCGGAGCATGGATTAACCAATATGGCTAGGGACAAACTAACTGATGCTGACAGAACTTCTGCTTTCCAAGATATAACCGATGCTGGTCAGTCAGAAATCAATAGTGCATTAAAATCTCTTTACAAAGTCAAAGATAGTTGGTCTGGTGTTGTTTCTGATTATAACAGAGGTAGAAACTTAGCTAATTCAATAGATGCAATGGGTGATTCCTCTGGAGCAGTTAATATGAGTGAGCTTAGTTCTTATGCCAAAAGTCAAGGTCAAAAAGGAGAACGAGTAAGTAAGGCTTTTGAGATGGGGGTTGCAAATTGGACTCTTAGCCCAGAAGTTAGACAGGAATTAGAGTTAAAAGAATTTGATATAAAGACGGCTGAAAAAGAATTTAAATTTCTCGACCAAAAACTCATTGATGAAGAGGCTATTAGGGGATTGACTTATAATCAACAAGTACAAGAGGTAGAGAAGCTTAGGGTATTAAATGAAGTTTCTCGTATTGAGAAAGACTATCTGAAGAGAATTGGAATTCAGAATAGGGAGGATTTAGAAGGACTAAAGATAGATGAACTCAGGAATCAGCTTGGTATATTAAAAATACAGAAGCAAGAAGCACAAGTAATTCTTGATGCTCTTCCTAAGAAATTAGAAAAGGAACAAGAGATTCAGCAATTGACACTTGATACAGGCGCAATTCAGAAAGATATCTTGAGTATTGAGAAGGAATTTACTAGGGAAGAATTAGAGGCTAAACAAAAGAAAGTTAAAAATGACCTTGCTCTCCAAAAGGTAGCAATTATATCATCGCAAACAGCAATTCAAAAAGCAACTCTTGACTATGATGCTAAAAGAAATGAAGAATTGATTAATAGTATAGATATGCAAATTGCAAATAATTCAGAAAACCAAGCATTTACAGGTGCAAGTTTGATGTCTAATATATCTTTAATTGACATTAATGGCGAAGATGTGCTTACTCCTCTTAGTTCGATTACTTCTTCTTTCTTAGGTGAGGCTGGGGGTCAGACTTCGGATGGTCAATCTTGGAGTGAATTAATCCAAGAAGATGAATATAATAGGTATCCAACTATAAAAGGTGAGATTGCTGATTTAGTAAGTTCTGTGGTCGTTGGTAAAAGCGAGGACCAGATACCAGATTATTCAGTATTTATAAATAAAGTAGAAGAAATTGCCGCATTAAAGCCAGCGTATCAAGAAGCTGTTACCCAAATAAGGGAATCTGATATGTATAAGCAGGAAATGGCAAAGCCAAGAAAGTTTAAAAGTGGTAAATTATATACTGAAGAAGAAAAGGACGCTGCTATTGTTAAAAGTCTTTTGGAGGAAACACAATTAGGTGTCATATCAGATGGGCAAAGAAAGGCTGCGATACGATATGCAGAATGGGATACAACTGGCATTTACGATGATGAAGCTTTATTAGAGCAAGTATTAGAGGCTGGTAATCAAAGACGGGCACTTAATGAATCAAAAATACAATTAATGCAAGCTCATCAATTGGATACTGCCTCTTTAAAAAGCACTCAGCCTATAAAAAAGAAAAAAAATAATGCTGGTGACTATACCTATGAAGATTGGAATGATATGACTAGTGAAGAATTCATGAATTATCTCGAAAGATAGTCAATGGCAAATATAAATATACCTATGAGTGAGCAATATAGAATTGCTACAGAACTTAGGGCTAAAGGGATTCATTATAATAAAGCAGAATTTGATGCTTATCTTAATGAACACTATAAAAAGAAAATCAAAGAACAGGAAGAGAAGTTTAAAGAGCCAGCGACTATTCCTCAAGAAGAGAATGATGAACTTGGCGTTACAGATTTTATTGGTAACACTTTATGGGGGGCATTAGATACTGCTTCATTTGGCGTTGCGGGTGCTGCTTGGAAAAAAATTGATGAGGATTCTTATGAATCTGTGATGGCTGATTTAAATGATACGGCAGCAGGTAGGATAGGTGGTTCTATTGGTGGTCTTGCTGGATTTTTAGCCCCTATGGGATGGGTTGGAAAGGGTACTAGCCTTGCTCTTAGAAGTCTGAAAACATTGTCTCAAGCTAAGAAATTAAAAGCAGGTAAGGCTATTGTATCTCCAACAACAAAGACGATACAAGCTCAGGCTGGTAGTAAAATTCATAAATATATTGAGAAAAATGCTCTTAAGTCTGGGAATGTAGTAAGTAAACAAGAGGCTGCGAATATAGCGACTAGGGCATCTGATGATATAATAGGTTTTACACAGAAGGCAGAGGCTGAAGGTTTTCTTGGGCAAATTTCACAGAAATTAGGATTAGCTCAAGGTCCAGGGATGCATTTAAATGAAGTAGGAAGAGTAAATCAAGCTAAAATGTTTTTATCAGCCCAAATGCCTCAGAGACTTACAAATGAATTAGCATCAAAAGGAGTTGAATTAACTAAAAAACAAATATTAGGATTGTCTGACGAATTAGTTGAAATGCTTGGGAAGAAGTCCTTTAATACTATTGAGTCTACGATAGCTAGATGGGGAGGTGGTACACTAACTGCTCCAGCAATGAAAGTAGTTGGCAGCATGGCTCAGGAAGCAGTTAATTTTGGTTTAGTAGGTGTTGGTATGGACGCTGTTCAGTTAGCTGCTGGAGAACTTGATTTAAAAGAGAAGACTTTTGCAGAGAGGGCTTTTGACCATATAAAAATGGGTGGAATATTTGGTGGTATTAAATTTGTTCCTGGGGGTACTGGACAGGGATTTTTGAAGAAGATTACAGCTGTTAGTGCTAAAAATACTAAGTCTATTAATAATAAAATTCAAGCAATGAGTTTAAATGAGACAAAGGCTTTAGCTAGGCATTCCCTAAAGAATGACGCATCATTCAGATTTAATCTAAAAAACAAAGCTGTGACAACAAGGGATATGAGGGCTGGTTCTGCTATTGGTAAAGATGCTCTCCCTAAGATAAAGAAAGCATTAATAGACCATAATAATGCAACATTAAAAGAATTTAGAGGTCCAATGTGGTCACGTTTTATATTGGAAAATACAAAAGATTTTGCTGCATCTATCCCAAGAATGGCAGTTGGTTCTTATGCTTTCAATATGCACTCTTTACAGGATGGCACATTTGACCAGCTAACAGAGGGTGAAGTGATTTTCCATCTTGGCTTAGGTGCTTTAATGACTAAGGGTGGGAAATCTCTAATTGAAGGGAAAACTACTCCATTTTTAAATTTTGGTGATAAGCCTTTTTATTATAGTGATAAAATGGGCAAAGCAGCAAAGAATATGAAGATGATGAACCATAATATTGAAACAATGGAAGGTCTTGTTAAACAATTTGATGGAAGCATTATTACTGATTTAATAAATGCTGATAATGTAAATGATGTAGAGAATATTATACATACTCTTAAAAAACATGGCATTATATATAGTACTGATGGTGGAGAAAGAAGGGTAATTGATAATACTAGAGTAGTTGATGTATTCGATTCAGAACTTCAGCAATTAATGACTCCAATAGGAGATGTTCTTAGGTCTAGGGAATTACAGGTTGACCCTAATGCGACTAAAGAAAATATGAAATTGGCTATTAAGGAGATAAAATCATTAGAATCCGAGACATTAAGTCATGAAGGACAACCCTTCTTTTTAAATTCGGCTGAAAATATTAGCAAGGCAAGAATAAAGGGTATTGAAGATGCTTATACTATTTTTGGTGAAGATGCCTTCCAAGTATTTGAACAACAAATGATTGCATTAACTGGTTCTCCTGACGTATTAGAGAATAGGGAAATGATTAATTTTAAATTTCCTGATTCAAGTGATTTCTCTAAAAGAGAGAACATGGCTATAAAGAAACTTGAAATACTAGCAGACAAGCTTATCCAGTCCGACATTATAAGGGTAAAGGAACTTGAGCAAGTAGATGTAAGAGTTAGGGAACTTAGTCTTGATTCTGAAAAAATAAAAGAGATAGAGGGGATTCAGGATAATTTTGAAAGGTCATTAGCACAAAAAGCCTATGGTTCTTCTACATCTGAAATGGTAGACATGAATTCACCAGAATTGTGGATGATGCTTAATCAAGTAAAAGATATTAAAAGAGTTGGGGATGTTGTAGATGTTATTAGGGATAATAAAAGCACTGTCCCAGAAAGTGAGCGTGATGTAGCGAAGGTAAAGGAAGCGATTGACAAAATATTACAAGTTGATGAGACTATGAATAGTCAAGATATTCTCAGTGACCCAAGTATGATAAAAATTGTTTTTGATGAGACAAGTGGAACTCTTGCTCCAAATGAATTAGAAGCTATGCAGGGATTTGTAAAGAAATTGTGGGGTATAGCAGCGACTGGAAGAACTCCATCCCAAACTGTGCGTGAAAGTCATGAAGTGAATGCAACTGTTGTTAAATCATTAATGGAAAAACTTAAAAAATTTGGTATGCCTGACCCCGTTACGAATGTTGGAGATACTCGTCTACTTGAATGGTATCAAAAAGCTCAAACAGAGGGAGTTAACAGGGCTCTTGCTGGGCTAGATACTGACTGGCGTCTTGCGAAAAATTTAAAGATACATATTTTAAATGGTTTAGTGCAAAATACTGGTCCAAAGGGGGAGAGTGGAGTCAGGTTTATGATGAAACAAGAAATCAGCATGGCGGATTTAGAGAATCTATCTATACCAGAAGCTCAAAAACAAGAATATGTTGATGCATATAATAGAAATGCAAATAGGCTTATTGAATCTAAGGCAGTTGCTCCTTGGGGAGATGGAAAGAAAAGTGATTTAAGTCTTAATATAGATTTTAACGAATCTATGTTATCTGCTGTTCAAACTGCTGATTATTTATATAACGCAAAAAAACTTGACCAAGGATTAAAAGAGGCTAATAATCATCTTATTGCAATAAATAAAGAAGTTGATTCGGAAATAAAATTATTAAATAGTGAGCATGAACTAGTAAATGAAAGAAGTGACAAGGAGCAAATTAAAGCAACCCTTCATGTTGCTAAAGAAAAGAAGAAGACAATAAATCAAGTGCAAATGGCTATGCAGGGTGCATTAGCTGGCGGTGGGGAGTATGCTAGGGCTGCTGCCTATGTTAGTATGATGAAAACTATGACTAAAAATGGTGCAACATTACATGACTTAACAGCTCAGATTGCAAAGTATGAGAGCAAGAAAGGTATAGAGGGCTTTGATAGGGTTACAGACCTAATAACGGATTTACAGGCGGATATAGGAAGAGTTATTAGGAATAGACCAGATATTGCTGTAGGGTTTTTTGAAATGAGAGAGCATGAATTAATGTCTTTACAGCATCGAGAAGTTGATGGTTTTATGAAAAGTACTGATTTTGCTGTTAATTCTGATAGGTTTTTTCAAGAAAATAGTATTACTACTAAAGACCTTATAGATAAGAAGTTTATTGAGGATAGGAAATATGATTCTAACTCAGATGTTCTTTATGAACTGTATTTGCAAAAAGTAATATTAGGAAAATCGGAAGATAGTTTTGTTGATGCTATGTTGGATTTGGCTTCGGTAGGTGATGAAAAATACACAATAAATAATGCTCCAGATAAATTAAAAAATGATATTTTATATCTAGGAAATATGCAGGAAAGAAGGGTTTCTATAAAGAAACTTGGTGTAAATGAGGGCACTGGTAAAGGGACATATATAAAGTCAGAGGTGTCTCATGGATTTTTGACTGATACCTATTCTGACATTTTTATAGATGGCTCAGAAATGATTTTTCTTGACAATATATATATGGATAAGGGTGGCAATCTAGTTA